GATCATGGAGGTTTAGCTCAGTTGGGAGAGCATCTGCCTTACAAGCAGAGGGTCATAGGTTCAAGTCCTATAACCTCCACTCAAGAGGGGCCATTAGCTCAGCCGGCAGAGCATTTGACTTTTAATCAAAGGGTCGCTGGTTCGAATCCAGCATGGCTCATTTTATTCATCTTGCACCGTTGGCTCAACTGGATAGAGCATCTGACTTCGGATCAGAGGGTTATGGGTTCGAATCCTATACGGTGCGTTTTCAGAAAACAAGAGAAGCCATAAACACTGATATGACGGCATTCCTGAAAATGGAAAACGACAGAATGCATAACAATGCATAAAAATTATGCACTAATTATGCACTCCAGCAGATGTAATTTCTGCCATGATGTCATCCACACGCTGCGCTTCTTGCTGATCCAACTCATCTAGGATATGACCATACACCTCATAAGTAATTTGGGTAGATGAGTGGCCCAATCTTTTCGAGATGTACTTAATGTTAATTCCTTTGTACAGCAAAATAGAGCAGTGTGTATGCCGTAATTTGTGGAAGGTGATCTCTTTCACGCCTGCCTTTGAGCAGGCTTTTTTTAATGCCTTATTCACGCCACTATTGGACACGTGTTGGCCGAATTTGTCCATGAAGATATATTGAGGGTAATCCTTCTGGACTTGCAATTTATAGCGCTTGAGCCATGCGACGGTTGCTTTATCCAGCGCAATGGTTCGCTTGGACTTTTCGGACTTCGGTTTCTGAAATTTCTGACTTGTCCGGTAATCAAACATACGATTGACCGATAGCGTATGTCCTTCAAAATCAATGTCGTCCCAAGCCAGTCCAACAATTTCACTGAACCGTAAACCAGTCGCTAGCGCTAGCAAGATCATATATCTTGAAGTATAAGTTGGTTTGAGGTTTTGCTTCAATTGCTCGGACAATTTGATTGCTTCATTGTAATTGAGATACATGTCCGCTTCTTCGTAACGGTCTTTCGTTCCCGTAATTGTTACTTTATAAGTCGGGTCTTTGGGAATCAGGCCCTCATGAAAGGCGTCGGTTAAACATTCCCCAATAAAAACATGTTTCTTTTTCACCGTGGAAGTTGTACGGCCTTGGCCAAAGTCATTAAGAAATTTCTGATAGACGTGCTTTGTTATATTTTTTAATTTCATTTGCCCAAAATAATCGCGGGCTTGTTCGATAGCTGTTTCCACGTCTTTGTTATAGCTAGGTGAAAATTTATCTTTTTTGTATGTTTTGTACCACTCCTCAAAGTAATCAATAAAAGAAATATCCTTGCTGAAGTTCAATCCTTGCTCCAACTTCTCTTTCGTTTTTGCGGCGTGAAGTTGGGCTTCTTTTTTAGTGGCAAAGCCACTTTTCGATTTTTGCTTCAGTTCTTGTGTCATTGGATCCTTGTAGGAAATGCGATATTTCCAACCCGATTTTACTTTCTTCAAAAAAGCCATTTCAAAAACTCCTTACTTTTCTAGCATAACGAGTGCATAAATGCTAAAATAAGGAATTGGGGGAAACCATCCATATATGATCCCCATCAACCCCTTATAAAACCGCACGTTCCATTCTCCCCAGAAGTCAGCGTGCGGTTTTTTTGTATGTGTTATTCGTTTAAGTCCACTGAAACCGGGTAGTCGCCGATATCTTCAAAATCAGCTTCGTTAAAGACGTGCAAGGTCATTTCTAAATTCCCTTCTAGTTCGGGCAATTCATCCCCTCCCAGGCCTCCGATGCTTAAAGTGGCGGTTGCATTTTTGCCTCCTGCTATATCTTGACTCATACTAAGTAAGCCTTCATCAACCATCGTGTCGTTAATGGACACGTCACGGGCTTGGGCGGTAATGGTATTATCGGTATTGTTGGTGATATCAAAGTTTATTTCGTATTTTTCTTCCTCCCAAAATTCATCATAGATGTAATCAATATCGACAAGTTCAGCCGTCACATTTTCATCATCTACGATTTGTTCATTGACTTCAGTTGTTTCTTCCACGTCCGCTTCCTCATCTTCCATTTCAGCTTCTTCCTCATCAGCCGTTTCTTCCGTCATTTCCTCTTCAGGTGGTTGACTGTCGGCATCTCCTCCACAAGCGGTAAGGGCTAACGTGGATAAGCTAAGAGCTGCAATGAGTTGGCGTTTCATACACAACATTCCTCCATTGAATTATTTTTAAGCTTTTACGCCTTCGGCCAGTATAACGTAAGCGCTATAAAATATGAAGCATAATTTTATGAGTCTAGTAGGAAGTTCACATCATCTGCTATGTCTGGAATGTCCTCCTTAATATGTTAAAATAATATAAAGAGACCTCTTTTGGAGGCTTTCTTTACTTCCTAACACACCTAGTTCTTTGGCGAGAGTGGGTGTGTTTTTTTTATTTTAAAGATTATCGAGGGCGTATTGTGCTTGTTCCTCTGTGTAGCCGTCAAACATCAATTGATTAATCATGTCTTGATCAGAAAAACCCATGCCGGTATTCTCATAGTTTTGAGCAGACATCAAGGCTTGCTCGTTCCAATCAACTTCGATATTTTCCATAGCGTAATTAATTGCTTCATCGCCGTAATCTTCAAATGCTAATTGTTCTCTCAATCCTTCTTCCGAAAAGCCCATACCTGTATTTAAATAGTTTTCAGCAGACGTCAGGGCATTCTTATGTTCTCGTGGAAGATCTTCATCAGTAGATTCATCTTCTATAGAATCATTATTAGGAGACGCTTCATCAGTAGAAGTTTCTGTCTGTTCAGTGTCTGTTGTGGCCGCCTCTTCTGTCTGTGGCTCGTCTGTAGCCGTTTCAGTTTCTCCGTCATCAAGTAATGCTCCCCCGATTACAAGGACCGCTACTAAACCAATCAGACCTCCGCAACCCCATTTCATGCAACCTCCACGTTTTTCTTTTTTAACAGTGACTTCGTTACCGTTCTCATCATAATACTTCTTTTGTTCTTTAGCCATTTTGTTTCCTCCTTATAGTTTCCCTTCTAATTTATACACTTCAATAGATTTTTCGATAACATCTTCTGGCAAATCTAATTCTTCAGCAATCTGGTACAAATAAACCTTATCCTTTGCTTCACTATACTTTTTTAGGTAGTGTACTGGCACTACTTTCTTATAACTCCACCGTCTAGCTTGAATTTCTTCTTTACGATGTAGCTTATAATTAGTAATGTCTTTTGGTGAAGATGTTTCATAATGTCCAATTTCTTCAGCTAGTACTATGTATGCTTGGTCTCTATCAATGTTCGAATTAATAAAAACATTATTATCGACAATTAACCCAGACAGACTATCAGGCATATCTGATCTAAATTCAAAAGATAACTCATCATGATATTCATCAATTAACTTTTCTAGTCTGTCCATTTAATCACCTACTTTCCTTTTTTTCTTTTCGTACTTTGTCAATAAAGTCATTAATTTGTTGTTTCTCCTCATCTGTCAAGTCATCTTTAGTATGAGCGGCGAACAGAATAGTATCATCAATTTCGCCATTTTGTTGTTTAAGTTGATGTTCAGCGAAGTTGTAGACTTTCTGTTGGCGAACCTCTTCGAGTTGAGTAGAAACTTCTGCTATCTTCTTCACTATATCATCAGTTTTAGCAGTGGGCGGAAACAAATCATTAATACTTATGTTCAGAGCCTCTGCCAGCTCAAATAATCTATGCTCTTGAGGTGTTCGGTATCCCGATTCGTAATTTGAAATAGTGCCTTTCCCCAACCCTAATTTTTTGGCTAGTTCATCTTGGGTCATTTTGTTTTCTTTTCTGTAGTAACGCAATTTATTGCCAATGTATGAACTTAAATCCATTTTATTTTTCCTCCTCCCAATTACTTTCTACCTATATTATACACACGCCGCGTGAACATTGCAATAATTATTTCACGAAAAGCAAACTTTTTTATTGACAATAGTTCACTAATCGTGTACAATTAATTTAGAAAGTTAAGAAAGAAGGTGATCGATGTGAGAAAGCACCAAAGACAATGGAAGTTAGAGGAGTTACGAGAGTTAAATGGTGACACACAAGAGCAAATAGCAAATCTGCTAAACATAAATACTACATCTTTTAGAAATAAAGAAAAAGGTGATACAGAATTTAAAGCAACAGAAATGTTTATAATCGCTAAGTACTATGGAAAGACACTAGAAGAAATTTTTTTACCTCCAAAGTTCACTTTTAGTGAACAAAGAAAACAAGAAGTATAGAAAGGAATATATTAATAAGGAGGTGATACAATGCAAACCTTAGACATTCAAGTTCAAGTACCGGAGGATCATGTACTCATTAAGCGAACGGAACTTGATGAATTAAAAAACAATGACCTCACCGGGAAGGTTTGGGAAATGAAAGACTTAAGCCAAGCCACGCGGCGAAGTGCTGATTGGCTCAAAGAGTATATTCTTTACCCTTACCGTTCTGACTTAGAAGCCTTTGTCAAATACCCACGTGGAAAGGGGGATCGCTGGAAGTTTGGGGCTAAGCAGATGAGCCGATGGCTGGAAGATCATTTAGAGGAGGTAATGTAAATCAGCCAAGCAGACCGACAAGCGATGTTAAAGCATTGCTTCATGGACTATGAAATGATGATTACGCATTCTATACCGCTCGAAAAAGCAAGGAAAACCGTCTTTGAAGACTATGCTTTAACGGACGCCGAAAAAGAAACACTCATGGTGCAAATGCTAAAGATTATTGAAGACAAAGTAAGGATGATACGCCAATGAAAGAGAAAATTATTGTCGCATTAGCCACGCTGAATGTCACATTGATGTGGTACATTTTTGAATTGCCTCACCGACCGAATTACGCCCCTGGGGGTGAATTCGCCGTGCCGCTATTGGTCTTCCTCTTCTGGTTGATTGGCCACGAAATACAACAAAACGAAAAAAGACGACGTAAATACGCCGACTACAAAAAAAGAGAACTGTAAAAACAGTCCTCTTCCATAAAAACACAAGCCTAGTTTAACACAAATAGGAGGAGCTAACGAGATGAATTTATATGAATTGAGTGGTAGCTATATTCAACTCCAAAACATTTTGGAAGACATGGAGGACGAAGACATTGCCGCTGCTTTAGATGAAGTCAATGACAGCTTTGAAAACAAAGCGATTAACACCGTGAAAATGATTAAATCGTTTGAAGCGGATGCCAAAGCCGTGAAAGAAGAGAAGCAACGATTGGGGAAACGGCAAAAGACACTAGAGAACAAAGCCCAAAGCTTGAAAGATTATATTTATGACAATATGAAAGCAACCCAAAAAGACAAAATCAAATCTGATCTCTTCAATATTTCCATTCGCAAGAACCCGCCTGCTTTGGCTATCCACAGTGAGGAAGCTATCCCGGCTGAATTCTACATTGAACAAAAGCCGAAACTCGATAAGCAAAAACTCAAAGAATACGTTAAAGAATACGGCTTAGACGGCGTAGAACTCAAACAAGGCGAAAGCTTAAGCATACGATAAGGAGGGAACAAGATGGAGATTAAAAGCGCTACTGATTTAACGGAAGAGAATGCGACCTATCTTATTTATGGTGGTCAAGGAGTTGGTAAAACAAGTTCCTTGAAATACTTGCCCGGCAAAACATTAGTGATTGATATTGATAAGTCCAGTCGAGTTCTTAAAGGAGAAGAAGCTATTGACGTGGCCTCTATCGATACTAGCAATATTTGGGAAGAGTGGAATAATATTGCGAAAGAATTGATTACCGACAAAAGTTACCAAGAAAAATACGACAATATCGTGATTGACAATATCAGCGAATTGTTCCGATCCTCTCTTGAAAATCTTGGGAAAAGGGGCAAGGCAAGCCAAAAAGGGGTACCGGCTATGTCCGATTACCAGATTGTCGATTTTATGATCATGCGAGCGTTAAGAGGCTTACAGACCTTAGATGTTCGCCTGATCTTAACCGCTTGGGAGAAAACCGATAAGTACGAACATGAAAGCGGGCAAACCTTTAACCGTGCTTTTCCGGATTTACGGAACTCAATTGCTGAAAACTTCATGGGGCTTTGTGACGTGATCGCACGCTTGATTATTGTTCAGCGTGACAATGAGCAAGTCCGTGGCTTCCTACTCCAGCCGACTCCTGAGGTCATCGCTAAAAATCGATTAGATGACCGCACTGGGGCTAAGGTAAGTGAACTCGTTGTATAAGCTTTATGACTATCAAGAAAAGCTTGTTAAACAAACAAGAAAGGCTCTGACACGCCACCAAGGTGTTTTAGTGGTGAGCCCAGCAGGAAGCGGGAAATCAGTCGTCATCGCTGAAATTGCTCGTCTGACGACACAGAACCAACGACCCATTTTATTCATCGTTCATCGCAAAGAATTAGCCGACCAAATTGAAGCCAGCTTTCAACAAAACCGTGTGGACATGGCCTATGTCACGATTATGACCGTTCGCAAAGCCGCGAACCGGTTAGCTGAATTGCCCGAACCGTCCTTGATTATCACGGATGAAACGCATCACAGCCGAGCTAAAAGCTATCAAGACATTTACGATTATTTTGATCAGGCTTACCGCTTGGGCTTTACAGCAAGTCCGTGGCGCTTAAATGGGCGTGGATTTGATGATCTCTATGGCGAGATGGTGGAAGGCCCTAGTGTTCAATGGCTCATTGACCATGAATTTTTAGCTCCTTATCGTTACTTTGCCCCAAAGTTAGCAGATTTAAGCAAGCTGAAGAAGTCCTCCACGGGCGAGTATTCCAAGCGATCGATTGATCAAGCGATGAAGAAAGCCGTCTTTGGGGATGTCGTTCAGCACTACCAGAAGTTAGCCAGTGGTCAGCAAGCCATTTTATACGCCCACTCAGTTCAAGCAAGTCGGCAACTCGCAAAGACGTTCCGGGCCGAGGGGATTCAAGCTACTCACGCGGACAGCCACACGCCGAAGCAAAAGCGAGCCAAAATTATGGACGACTTCAAGCAAGGGAAACTCAAAATCTTGTGTAATGTCGACTTGATCAGTGAAGGTTTTGACGTTCCCGATTGCCAGTGTGTCATCTTAGTTCGCCCAACCGCAAGCCTTGTGCTTCACATCCAGCAATCCATGCGTAGCATGCGCTACCGACCGAACAAAATCGCCACCATTATTGACCACGTTGGCAACTATGAGTTACACGGCCTTCCCAACACTGAACGAGACTGGTCACTACACGGTCGCAAGAAACAAGCGAAGGCCAAGCCCCGGGATGATGTCCCCAGCGTGACGGAATGCCCACACTGCTTTGCGGTTATTCCAAGTGGGAAAACCATTTGTCCGATGTGCGGGCAAAGCATTCAAGCCAACAGCGGTCAGGATGATTTAGAGCAGGTGGATGCCGACTTAGTGGAAGTCGACCAGCCGAGCTTTAAGGCGGATTACCGCAAAGTACGATTGCAGCAAGATTACCTTAAACGTAACCAATCCGATTTAGAAAATTTAGAAGATTGGTATTGTTATGCCAAGTCCCGAGGCTATAAAGATGGTTGGCTTAAGTACCATTATCAACCTCTTAAACCATTATCATGGCCTCAATTTTACCAAACCATACACCCTTATAAAGAAAAATACAAAGGAGTTTTTTAGATGTTATTTAAAGCAGACTACTCAAATCTCAACAGTGGCAATAAAGATTTTGAACCTTTACCCACCGGCGAATACGAAATGATCATTAAAAAAGCAGGCGAAAATGCTACCCCAAACGGTGCGGAAACCTTCCAGATTGACCTTGTCGTTCGAAACGATATTCAAGAAAACAAAGGCTATCAAAACCGCCACATCTTTAACGACAATTGGAAACGAAAAAATGGGCCAAACGCAGGCCAATACCCCGTTGATGACTTTCAATATATTTTAATGGCGACTGAAGTACCGGAGGGGACCGAAATAAACTCAATGGATGATTTCGCCCAAGCGATCACTGGTAAACCGGTTCGTGTTTACGTGAAAAAAGAATATTCCGACTACCGCGAAGAAGACGTGAATGAAGTGGCGCCGTGGAATTATGGGAAAAGTCATTACCCCATCGTTAATCACACCTGGAAAGATGGAACCCCAGCCAGTTCACCAGCTGATGATGACGACGATGAAATTACCATTAACGAAGACGACATACCGTTTTAAGGAGGGGAGTAATGGCAATGATACCCGAAGAACTCAAAGAATTGAAGCAATGGTGCGTGTGGAAGTATGAGGAGCGAAACGGCAAACGAACCAAAATACCGTATGACCCCAAGACATACCAAAACGCGAAGAGCAATAATGCAAGCACATGGGCGGACTTTCAAACCGCCCGTGCGGCTTTTCAAGAAACAGACGCCGACGGTCTAGGTTTTTTCTTCCAACCGCCATACATGGGAATCGATCTAGATGATATTGCCACCGACTTGGAACGTTTTAAAAATGGGGACCATACCGACAATTTAGTGTCGAAATTTTACCACGGCTTGGAAAGCTATGGTGAGATTAGTCCATCTGGCCAAGGGATACACATTATTTTAAAGGGTAAAGTACCCGGCGATGCCAAGCGTAAAGGCAATGTGGAAATGTACGACAGCGGCCGATTTTTCACCATGACAGGCGATAGTTTAGGGCGCTATCAAACGATTAACCAGCCCGACCAAGAGGCCTTTAACCGCCTGTACGAACGTTATATTCAACCTAACCAAAATAAAATTGTTCATCATAAGTTTCGCAAGTCCACGGTACACGACTTGTCCGAAAGGGAGATTATCAACCGGATTTTAACCAGTAAGCAAGGTCCTTTATTCAAGAAGCTGATGAATGACCATTGGCAGGAAGATTATCCTTCTCAATCAGAAGCCGACATCGCCTTAGCCAATATATTAGCCTTCTGGTGCGCCAAGGACTATGAGAAGATGGACAGTATCTTTCGTCAATCTAGCTTATACCGTCCAAAATGGGACGCGAAGCGTGGGAAAACCACTTACGGGAGTGCTACCCTTCACCGGGCGATTAACGACACACAGAACGTTTATGAGCCGGATAAACACAAGAAAGAACCGCTGAAATACCACTTCAACTTTAGCCAATCGAGCGATAAAAGCTACCCGGCCCGATCATGGGATGATACCGGCAACGCTGACCGTTTCATGGATCGTTACGGTGATATTGTCCGTTACTCGTTCGTCCACAATCGTTTTTATGTGTACGACGGCACACGCTGGAAAGTTGACGACATGGGGGAAGTTCGGCAGCTAGTGGACGCTATGATTGATGACTTAAAAAACGAAACGATCGACGTCCCTGAAGATATGGATGAAGAAGAAGCGCAGAAAGCATTCCGGAAGTTCATTAAGACCAGTCGCGGAACGCAGCGCAAGGATGCTGTGATGAAAGAAATCCAGCACCGCGTTCCCATATCCACGGATGCTTTTGATCAAGATAACATGACGCTCAATGTCCAGAATGGCTTTATTGATCTATCAAATGGCACATTACACGATCACGACAGCGCCAAAGGCTTTTCCAAGATCACACAATTTGATTACACCGAAAAAGACAGCCCAGACACTTGGCTTGATTTCTTAAATGATATTTTCGACGGCGACCAAGCCACCATCGATTATATCCAGAAAGCCTTAGGGTATTCCTTGACGGGGAGTACCCGTGAACAAGTCATGTTCATTCTCCACGGAAAAGGGAATAACGGGAAATCACTCTTTATCGAAACCGTTTCGGAAATCTTAGGCAATTATGCCAAAACCGTTCGAGCTGATAGCTTAATGGTTAAACGAAATGACCGTGTCAATAACGACATTGCCGCTTTGCAAGGTTCCCGAATGGTGACCTCTAGTGAACCGAATGAAGGGTTTCGCTTTGATGAGGGGCTGATCAAACAACTGACTGGTGGCGATAAAGTCACCGCCCGCTTCCTATATGGAGAAGACTTTGAGTATAGCCCTAAATTTAAGCTATGGGTGTCCACTAACCACAAACCGATTGTTAGAGGGACGGATGACGGGATCTGGCGCCGGCTGATCCTCATCCCATTTGATGTGCAGATCCCAAAAGATAAAGTTGACAAAGACCTTAAATACAAGCTTCTAAGAGAAGCGTCCGCTATTCTTGAGTGGCTCATTGAGGGAACCATTCAATGGCAAGAAGAAGGATTAGAACCACCACATAAAATTGTCCACGCGAGCCAGGACTACCGGCAAGATATGGACGTTTTAGAACACTTTATTGCGGATGAATGCCAACGCGTTGAAGGTGGCTTGGCCCCTGCTAGTCGACTGTATAACTTATACAAAAAGTGGGCTGATGATAGTGGAGAGTACAAAATGAATAAGAATACTTTTGGGAAGAAAATGAGAGAAAAATTCAGTCGGAAACGAACTAAGAAAGGTAATTTTTATAAAGGTTTAGTTATTAGAGAAAGATATCCTGGACTCCACGATATTCATTGATGTAGACCCTGGTGTATACCGATGTATACCTTATAAAAATAAATAACATCTGTTGAATCCTATCATATCAGTGCTTTATTACTATTTATATTTATTGGTGTATACCTCCTTTAAAAAGTAGTATAGGAAAAGAAAATAATAATAAGAAAGGGTATAAAAGAGGTAATGATTTTAGGAGGTATACACCGTGTGAAAAAACAAGCTTGAATATGCTTTGTTGATAGGGTTTAGAGGGGGTTGATAGGTCTACACCAAGGTATACACCCCGTGGATGAATGCCCAAATAAACAAAAAATGGAAGCTCCCGCGTGGACTTCTCTACTCGACAAATTTTAAAGAAAGGATTTTGAGATGTTATTTCAAGACTATTTGGATGAACGCTTGACCTCCAATACGAGCTTAGACAATCTGGCGGATGCCCTTCAGTCAGATCCTGATCTTCCCCGTACTAATGAATTGGACGATATCAGCCAATATATGACTGATAGCCCTCGGTATACGGCTGACCAGGTCAATGCTCTAGTCCCTTTGTGGAAGACGTATTTGAAGCAAAATCGCCGAACTCATAACCGCTTTGGCGTGAAGCAAACATCACTCAACCTACCAGCGCCTTTAAATGATCAAATTGAAAAGTACCGTAAACGCAACAATATCCAGTCCTACAATCAAGCCGCTATCTTTCTGATCGAAAAGGGGTTGCGCTAATGGCATCTGAAGCAAAAGTCCAAAATGATATTTTGCTGGCCGTTAATCAAGCAGGTCATCGCTTATGGCGCAGCAATGCCGGCAAAATTAAAACAAATTTTGGCCAATGGGTGAAACTCTTTCCGAAGGGTTTCCCCGATACGGTTGGCTACCGGAAAGGCGACGGAAAATTTATTGCGATTGAGGTCAAAAATGAGTCCGGTCGTTTACGATCTGAGCAAAAGCAATTTCGGGATTTTGCCCGGACGCAACCGATCCTATATGGGGTGGCACACAGCGTGGATGAAGCTTTTCAAATTATTGAGGAGGATTGAGCATGAAGGAGAATGTTTATCGCCTTTGTTATATTGATCAATCTGGAAATTATTATGGTGATGTGATTCAGTCCGAAAGCCGAGTACAGGCTATCCAATTGTTCAAGGAAAAGTTCGATATAGAGCCTAGTGCTTATGTGCTTGTGGATCGAGTAATAAGTGAGGAGGTTTGGCAATGAAGTCTAGCAATCCAATCAAGCCCGGCCACTACAAACAAGGCCGTCTAGATTTGTTTGATGCCTGGTATGCAACGCTACCCTTCCAGCACTACAAAACGGTCATGGTTTGCATTGCTGAGCGGTATATGAAGCGTGAGAAAGATAACCCTATTCAAGATATTGACAAAGCAATTGAAACGTTAAGACGGTTACGCCGCAATATGGTGAAGGAGGAGACCTATGATGCCTAAAACGTTTGGCGCTTTACTCAGAGAGGAACGGTTGAAGCGAGGACTAAGTCGTTATAAAATTCAAGGTGTACTCGGGACGTTTGGCCAAACTTATACCAAGTGGGAAGAAGACAAAGTGGTGCCACGCCCTCGTTCCGCTTACCAAGTTGCTATGACACTTGGCTGGCCAATTGAAAAAGTCGAACCGTGGCTCCATTTACCCGATAAGCCTGTGGTGTTGCGTCAGCTACTGCTCAGAAGCTTGGAAGAGGGAATATCGCACAAACAAATAGCGGATTATATGGGCATTGCTGAAAGTGATTTTGGTAGTTATGTTTCGGGGCGTCAAACGGTTCCGCCTCATCATTTGGAACAAATGGAAGGCATGCTGTTAAAACCGAACTGGGGCCTTGCGAGTTATTTAGACGAAAAGGATCGAGTGGGGGCTGGTGGCGTGATCAATTATACCCTTGTTGCTGAACTCGAAGATGAATTTGGGCAGCTATCGCTCGTACCGGAAGACGATGAACGATTAGAAGCGATCAAAGAAGACTTAAACGTCGTCTCGAGCACCGTATAAAGGAGGTCTAGCGTGGAAGAACGCATTATTAACCTTATTCGATCGATCGAAAATGAATATGGTCATGTTAGCGATTGCCCCGATGATGATCAGCGCCTCCAGCAGGTTCAAGAATACTTTAACGCTTCAGTGAAGGCCCCTGCTTCTCCTCAAGACTTGGCCACTATACGAGATAAAATTAACTATTATGGACCCAACTTGGCCCCCGTGGCGAAATACCTTCAGATGAGTGAGCGACGGGCGAGAGAGGCCTTGACGCTCTTTAGAGATGACGTTGATGTCAACGATTTACCGATCATTGAAGAAATGATTGATGATGAAATCCAACAAGGGCATACAAAATACTTGTTTATTACGCCCGAAGAGGCCCAAAAGATAAAACAAAAGCGGAAGCGGAAAGGCGTGAAGCAAGCTGATTTATCCATGGGGAGCCGTGTCATTCGTCATATGGAGTATGGCGGACGGGTTAAGCGGCAGACCTATAACCGCTATATGGACAAGTTGGAAGAGGTGAGTGAATGACGCCAAGGGAGTACTTTCAGCAATGCCTAACGCTCGATCACGCCGTAACCGAAAAGCAAAATCAATACGAATTGGTCAAGGCGAGCATTTTATCAGCCAGTAAGATTAGTGATGTGAATGTTCAGTCATCCCCGACTCGTACGCACGAAGATAAGTTGCACCGACTCTTTAAACTTCATGACGACGTGGACAAACAAGTTGATGAATTAGTTGATTATAAATTAAAGCTGTCCATGGAAGTGAATGAACTATCTGATGACCGTTACCGTATGGTATTATCTGAACGCTATTTTAAAGGCAAGACCTTTGAGCAAATTGCCCAACAGCACCACTACAGCGTCCGATGGGTGCGGAAGCTACATGAGCAAGCCTTGCGAGCTTTTGAAAAACTTTTTCCGCACAAATTTATGAGGACCTTTTAAGACACCTCTATCAGGTGTAAAGTGGTAGTATAGAAAGAATGCAAGAAAGGTGTCCATACTTTTAAAAGTCCGATCAACTTTTGACGCGGTGCATATCAAAGTGTCCTACTCTTTTTAACGTATCATTGCCATTCTGAAATATTCCTCCGCCTAGCTTGCATTCTTTCTACATATTTTAGGAGGTGATGGAAAATCGATAAATTAAATGTACGACAACGAAAATTTGTGGATGAGTACATCATCCATGGGAACGCTACAAAAGCAGCCATTAACGCGGGCTACAGCAAGAAAACAGCTGGAGCGCAAGCAGGGCGTTTGTTGCATAATGTTAAAATATCACAAGCAATCAAACGCCGAACCGAACAACTGTTCGATGAAAAAGCCATGTCGGTTGCAGAAGCTATTGCTTTATCGTCAAGTATTGCTAGAGGCGAACCTCAAACCAGCCACTTCAAGGAAACTGACAAGCAGAAAGATGAGGTCACCAAAGAAACCGAACGGCAGTACACGCCGTCCGTGGAAGATCGTCAGCGTTCTCTGGAACATATTTTGAAAATTCACGGAGCCTTTACCGACCGTTCCGAAATTGAGCTGACAGGAGGCGTGCAATTCATCGATGACATCGACCCTGAAGATGAGTGATCTGATTCCGCCCAAATTTCACGCTGTATGGAACGCCGCGAAAGATCCTGACATTTTAAACATTATTTGCAAAGGCGGCCGAGGGTCGGGAAAATCATCCGACATTGCTCATATCCTGATCCAATTAATCATGCGCAAGGCCGTTAACGCTGTGGCTATACGAAAGACAGATAACACGCTAGAACAGTCCGTTTATGAGCAGTTAAAATGGGCCATTCAAGAGCAGAAGGTTACACACCTGTTTAAATTCAACAAAAGCCCGTTGCGGATTACTTACCTTCCGCGTGGGAATTACATCGTCTTTCGTGGCGCGCAAAATCCAGAACGCATTAAGTCTTTAAAAGACAGTCAATTTCCCTTTGCCATTGGCTGGATCGAGGAATTAGCCGAGTTTAAAACAGAAGATGAAGTGAAGACCATCACCAACTCCCTCTTACGGGGCGAGCTAGGGGACGGTCTTTTTTATAAGTTTTTCTATTCTTATAACCCGCCCAAACGCCGACAATCTTGGGTCAATAAAAAGTACAATAGTCATTTCTTGCCAGCTAACACCTATGTTCATCACTCGACTTATCACGACAACCCCTATATTGCTCAAGCCTTTATTGATGAAGCCGAAGCAACGAAAGAAAAGAGCCAACGCCGGTACGATTGGGAATATTTAGGTGAAGCCATTGGGTCTGGCGTTGTTCCGTTTGACAATCTGGTGTTTGATACCATTCCAGACGAGCAAGCGCAAGCTTTCGATAACTTGCGGTTCGGCGTGGACTTTGGATACGCCACCGATCCACTAGCCTTTGTCTGCTGGCACTATGACAAGAAGCATAATGGCATTTATGCAGTTGATGAATATTATGGGCAAAAGATTTCGAACCGTCAGCTGGCTAAGGTCTTGCATGCGAGAGGCTACCAAAGCAAGCGTATAGCGGCCGATAGTGCCGAACCGAAGAGTATTGCCGAACTGAAGAAAGAGCACGGCATTAAGCGGGTCTATGGTGCTGTAAAAGGCAAAGACTCAGTAGAGTATGGTGAGCAATGGCTTGATGATTTGGAGTTTATTTGTATCGACCCGAAACGAACCCCTCATATTGCGTGGGAGTTTGAAAACATCGATTACGACACCGACCGCTACGGCGATCCATTACCAAGACTGGTTGATAAAGATAACCACGCTATCGATGCAACAAGATACGCATTAGGGCAGGACATGCTCAACAAAGGCGAGTTCAATGCTGACAAGGCTATTCATAAAGCCAAACAACTCTTCCAATAGAAAGGAGCGACAGAATGAGCGAAGGCGACTATGTACCAAAGTCCTATCAATTTGAACGGGACATGGACCGGGACACCGTGATGAACCGACATGACAGCGTGGAATTCCAAGATGGCGCTAATGATCACTTTCTGGCTGACGGCATGGATGACTTGCTCAACACAGCAGAAGGCCACAAACGCTTGCGCCGAATGCTGAACCAATTCAAAGGCGCACAGCTAGACCGTATCAACATTTTAGATGACTATTCTAAAGGCAATAACACTGACATCAAGACAGGTCAGCGCCGCGTGGATAAGAATAAGGCCGACAACCGTATTCAGCACAACTTTGGCGGGTATATTAGTTCCTTTGTAACCGGCTATCTACTTGGGAACCCGATCACCTTAGATGAAGAAAACCTTTCTGACATCCACGAAAACAACGATATTGATGCTCTGAATTATGATTTAGGCTATGATGCCTCCCGCTTTGGCCGGGCTTATGAATTGCACTACCGCGACAGCGATGGGCTAGATAATATTTCAATCATTGATCCAAGCGAGTTATTTGTGATTCGGGAAGCGAGCGTTAAATATCCCATTATTGGAGCGGTGCATTGTCCGACTTACAACGGAAAAATGCATATCACCATTTACACGGACAATTATATTTATACTTACCCACCGCAAGCTTACGAGAACATCAACTTTAATAGCCCTGACGTTACCCGCCATGAATATGGGATTGTCCCTGTTGTTGAGTGGTGGAATAACCGATTCCGTACAGGTGATTTTGAACCCGTATTGAGCCAAATCAACGCCTATGACAATGCACAATCTGACACAGCTAATTATATGTCCGATCTGAATGATGCCACATTAGTACTTTCCGTGGATGACATAGACAGCATAGGCGGACGCGAAGGAGCCGAAGCTATGGCGGACGCCAACATTTTTGTGTTGGAGAATGGCGTTACGGCTAACGGATCCTCTACACAAGGCAAGGCCGAATATATTTACAAACAGTACGATGTGCAGGGAACTGAAAAATACAAAGACCGTTTGCTGAACGATATTTTTAAACTGGCGAACATCCCGAACTTGGATGACAAAAATTTCAGCGGGCAGCAATCGGGTATTGCGATCCAGTACAAGCTGATTGGCTTACGTCAAATTCAAGTTATTAAAGAACGTTATTTTACCAAGGCTTTACGCCGTCGGTACAAGTTACTTGCCAATATCCATGAAGAATTAAACGACACGCCGATTAATTTAGATCAATTGAAATTCACGTTTCACCCCAACCTCCCGCAAGATGTTTGGGAAGAAGTCGGGAACTTTATCGAAGCAGGCGGGGAATTGAGTCAGGCTACTTTACGAGAATTAGCCTCCTTTACTGACGAAGCCACTGAAGTGGAACGCTTGACCCGCGAGAGTCCCGCTCAGCTTTACATGAGTGAGGAGGAACGTCGTTATGGTTTTGACCAAGACCCGCCAGCAACAGATAGCGAATAGAAATTACAACCGCGAACGGCGTAAGATAGCTGAATGGATTATGGAAGATGTCGACCAAGAGCAATTGATCAAAGGCATCCACCAAGCGGCTGCTGAACGCGTGGGGAATATGATCGATGAGTTTTACCGTCGCTATGCAGGACGCGAAGGGCTAAGCGTGGAAGAAGCGAAGAAAAAGGCGAGCGCTTTTGATGTTACACAATACTTTGACAAAGCGCGCAAAGCTGTGGCCGAAAAAGACTTTAGCCCGGAAGCTAATGAATGGTTACGCACCTACAATTTGAAAATGCGAACGTCACGCCTAGAAGTCTTAAAGGCTGAAATCAATTTGGAATTATTGACAATGTACGACGACGAAGAAGGGTTAATTGAGCAATCCTTGCTGGACGAAGTTGAAGATGAAATGGAGCGCCAACGGGAAATTATCCGTGAAAACAAAGAGCAAGCGGGTATTCTTGGCAATTCTGTTGTTAGTCCCAGCCAAGATTACCGAAATATTGTTAAAGCGGACTTTTATGGCGCGGACTTCAGTGAACGTATTTGGGGTCGAACCGGTCACTATCAAGAGATGCAACGCGATGTCTTCAATAGCTTAGCCAATATTTTTACAGACATGATGGGCTACCGCAAAGAGCGGGACCGATTAATGGCTAAATTTAATGCCAGCGAGAACGAAGCCATGCGACTGCTCAAGACGGAAATGGCTCGCGTGCGAGCCGACTCCCAAATTGAAAGTGGCAAGGCCAACGGGTTCACACACGCCATTTACGTGGCGGAACCAACGGCTTGCGATGTTTGTGCGGACTTAGATGGCACCGCTATTCCGTTAGACGATATCCGCGTTGGGGAAAACTTTTACCCGATGCATCCGAACTGTAAATGTAGCAGTTATATGCAAATAAAAATGGACTATGTGGATGGCGGTACAAACTTAGATGAATACAAAGACTATGAGCCCTAAGGGTATTTGTCCAAACCGTGCTTAACGACGGAAAAAGATGCATGAGATCGTGGAGGTTGCACGTAGAAAGCGTAAGGAAGGATTTTAAATATGGCAGACGAAGAACAAAAGCAAGACCAAACCCAAGCGGAAGAAGAGAAAACCGTTCAAGTAGCGGAAATGAAACGCCGTTTGGAAAAAGAACAAGATAAATACCAAAAGCAAATTGACGAACTCAAAGAAAACCAAGAAGAAGCTGTTAAGCGAGCGTATGAGCAGGCCCAAAAAGAAGCGAAGATGTCCGCCGATGAATTAGCTGACTATCGTATTAAAGAAACTGAACGCAAGCAAGAAGAAGAGCGACAAAAATACGAAGAGCAAATCGCAGAATACAAACGGCGGGAAAAACAACGGGAAATTCATGATGAGTCCATTAAAAAGTTAGATGAACTGAACATTCCCGTTAACCAATCAACGCTTGATTTGGTGCAGGCGGACAGCTTAGACGGCATGAGTAGCCGGGCTGACGCATTGGCGAAGGTGATCAGTGCCGTGAAGAGCGAGTACGCTACTAGCAAACCGCCCAAAGTCAGCGGCGGGACTGAAGCAGATGACAGCGATCAAAACATGTTTGACATTTTAGACCAAGCGAAGGAGCGATAACACATGGCCCAATCATTCCAACCCGATAACGTTCTATTGTCCGACACTTTAGGACGTGAAGTATCCGCCCAACCGTTCACCAACGCCTTTTTAAATCAACTCGTTAGTACATCCAAGCTGATCCAACTAGGCGAACGCGTGGACATGGGCAATCAACGAATTGTCCGTCGTAATGGTGGCATTGGAGAATTGTCTGATGCTTACTTTGTCGACGAAGGCGAAAAAATCTCAACTGCAAAAGTTGAAGGCAGCGACTACATTTTAGAAACCAAGAAAATTGGGGTCATCCTTCCCGTTTCGGAAGAGTTTCTAAATTACACCTGGAGCCAATATTTCAGTCAAATTGTGCCGGTCATTGCAGATAAGTTCAATAAGAAAATTGATGGGGCGGCGTTCTTAGGCCTCCACAACAATCCATTTGGTAATTCTGTTTTAGCCCAAGCGCAAGCTTCCGGTAATATTGTGGCGGGTGACTTGACCGCTGAAAACATCTTTGACTTAGGTGCTACCACTCCAAACGAACCAACCGCTTTTGTTGGTCACCGTACCCTAAATCGTGGACTTAGAACACTTACAGATACTGACAGTGTTAACGGTCAATTTATCTTTGAGCGCCCAACTAGTCAGAATGGTATTGGTGTCTTGGATAGCTTGCCTTACCACGCTCTACAACTATCTAAAGGAGAAGACTACCCTGAAGGTACTCTTCTTACTGGTAACTTTAATGGATTGAAATACGGCGTGCCAAATGGGGCCAGCTTACGCCTTAAAATTGCGGACCAAGCGACTCTATCTACCGTTCAAAATGCTGATAATGAAAGCCTAGGCGATGTTCACCTCTTTGAACAAGACTTGCAAGCTCTAAGAGCTGTCTTTGAAATTGCTGTTGCAATTCCAGAAGGTGCGAAAGACTTTGCTGTTCTTCAACCTCAAGCATCTTTAGGCTCAAGCCAAGGTGAAGCGGGGGAGTAAAGCCGGGGACCCCTGAAGCCCCGTTAGACTACCGAGGCAACACTATTCCGCAACTGAAAGAAATATTAGATGATCGTGGTGTAGATTATCCAGCCAACGCCCGCAAGGATAATTTAATAGACCTGGCCCAAGGGAGTGAAGATTAATGCTTCAAAAGCTCCAACGTCGTTTAGGGATTTCCGATGACTCGCCAGATTTAGAGGTTCTGAAAGATGTCTTAGAAGATGCTCAAAACGCGTTTAAAGTCATCACAGGGACAAATACGATCGATGAAAAATATAATTTCATGGTAGTGCAAGTCGCTGCTAAACTTTACAACCGCAGAGGATCCGAAGGCATGGAAAGCGAGAATGTAGATGGCTACAGCGTAAAATATGTAGCGGGTCTGTATGATGAGTTTTGGCCTATCCTGGAACGCGATTTCAAATTGAATGAAGAACCATCCGGCCAAGAACGACAAGGGCGGGTGGTCTTTTATTAAAACACCAAACATGATTGAACTGGTCTTAGGTGACGATCAACCGGCTGAATTCAACCCGGTGACAGGCGAATACGATGAGCCAAAACCCGACACCCGCCACGTACCTTGCTTGGCCAATTACGTCACGCAAGAAGTCGTGTATGAGCAATATGGCAATCGTCAAGATCGTATTTTAGTGGCTCGCTTTTTGCAAGAGCAACCGCCTTTTTCCAAAGCCTTTTACGACGGCCGGAGTTTTAAGCCGATTGAAGCCATTGACGCACCCGTGAAAGGGTCCGTTCGCTTGAAGGAGGTTTCGCCATGAAGATCGAAATGGATCTGAAAGGGGCCGATGAACTCATTAACATCCTCGATCAAGCTGGCGGGAAAGCAGCAAAGCAAGCCAACCAAGTGATAAAGAATAACGCTGAAAAAGGCATGGCGATTGCCAAACAAAAAGCCCCCGTGGATACGAGGTTCTTGAAAGAAAATATCGTGACTGAATACCAACCTAAGGAAGCGATCATCCACGCGCGAGCAGGTTACTCAGGTTACCAAGAATTCGGGACTCGCTTTATGTCTGCTCAGCCTTTCATGCGGCCCATGATGACTGAATTGCAACCTATTCTACTAAAAGACTTGATGGATGTAATGAGAGGGGCGTTTGCATGACACCTGCTAATGCTGTTTTTCGTTATGTATTTGCCACAGCGCAGGACATAACGGACAACGTTTATGACTACTTGCCGGATGCTAGCGCGCATTATCCTTTCATTTACATTGGCGAAGATGAAAGTGATCATCAGTTCAATACTGATCGTGTGGAAGATGTAGAGCAAACTGTTCATCTTTGGGGCAAGCGTACTGATCGTAACCAGCTAGATTACTGGTTAGAAGCTTTGGCTGACAAGCTAAAACATCCACGCTTGGCTTTTGCTTATACCTTAAATCCGCTTGATCATGCACATTCAACGATACCAGACAATACAACAGGAGAACCGCTATTGCATCATGTGTTAGCGGTTCGTTTTCGTGTTATTGAAAATAAAGGAGAATAGATATGGACCAATTAATTTCAGGTAAGAATGTTTTAGTCTTTTTAAGACCATACAAAAACCGTGACGAAGAAGATGGCACCCGGATTCGTTTCCAATCAGAAGTTTCTCTATCAGAAGAAACAGACGTGGAAGGAACTGCTACCACTGACGGTATTTTCAATACTGTTTCGGATGGCGAAAGCACTATTGAGTTTAACTCACTTGCTTACATTTCCGACAAAGAAACAACCGAAAGTTGGCACCAACTGAAACGCTACCGTCGAAACCAAGAATATATGGAAGCTTGGATTGTGTATAATGTTGGCGAATACCAACGGGCAGAATACGCAACGGGCTACCTAAATTCTTTTGAATTATCCGCTGACGCAGAAGGACAGGTTGAATTGTCTTATTCATTTACTATTGATGGTAACCCAATTGAAGGTGTCGAAAGCTTGACCCAAGAGCAATTACAACTGGTCAACAGCGATCGCGAATATCGTTCTGTAGTCGGTAATGAGACCGATACTTCTGATGGTCAGAATGATGAAACAGACATCCCTACTATTCCAGGCCAATAAAGCATAGGAGGACAAGATGAAGGTTACCGTAAACAATAAAGATTACGATTTATACTTTGGCTTAGATTTCTTAGACGAAATTGAGCGTAAACACTCGCCGACCATGGAAGCAGAAGGCCAAGAATTTAAGATCGGAACTGGTGGACTCCCAATTTTAGAAGCTAAGATGAATCAATACAGCCAATCTGCTTTAGCTGATGTTTTGGTAGCAGGCACCACTACCGGCCCTAAAAAGTTGAACCGCCGTGAGATTGAAACGCACTTTAATAATTTATCTGATGATGAATTCTTTCAGTTTTATGATGATATTCTAGAAGAAATGGGAAAGAATTCAACCTTGAGACGAGCCGAAAAAGCACAACAAAGACTCAATCAAGCGAACAACCGCAGCGGAGCATAAAAGAGTTGAAGGCCATTCTCATGGCCCGTCATAATCTCTCTCCTGTGGAAGCTGGACGTACAACACTAAAGGAGTTTGAAGTATACGCGCTTAGTTATAGCTTAAAGATGCAAGAATGGCGCTATCGTGCTTCCTTCCTTGCGTGGCAAAATCAAGCCGTACAAGCGACCAAAGGAAAAGGCAAAAATGTCCGGCCGGCTTTCAAGAAGTTTGAAGATTTTTACAATTACTCTAAAGACTTTGAGCAGGTCTTTGACCCGCCAGAATCAACTGAACCAAAACAAACGGAAAGCTTGGCGGACTTGAATATGAAATTAAACGCGAAAGGAAGGGGGTAACCAATGGCCTTTGGAAATAGTTTTGATATCCAAGCTGTTTTAAGTGCTAAAACTGGCTCTTTTAATCAAGCCATGAAAGGTGCTTCTAATGCCATAAAAGGCCTAAAGAATGAAGCAAACAGTTTAACCAGTATTGGTAATGCTGTATCAAGCGTTGGGAAAGCCTTGACCACTGGCATTACGGTGCCAGTAGCTGGTGCAATTGGTGCCAGTGTAGCCTTGGGGTCCTCCTTCGAAGAACAGATGTCCACAGTTGGGGCTGTCACTAATGCTTCCGCTTCTGAAATGGAAGCTTTGGAAAATTCGGCTCGTCAGATGGGACAAACAACCCGTTATAGTGCAACTGAAGCAGCAGGCGCACAAGAAAACTTAGCACGTGCTGGTTTTAATACGAGTGAAATTATGGATGCTTTAGGATCTACCTTAGACCTTGCGACATCTGGGGCTATTTCACTGGATGAAGCTTCTGGCATTACTGCTCGGACTATTCGGGGGTTCGGTTTAGAAGCTTCTGATGCATCCCGTGTGGCGGATGTTCTTGCTAAAACTGCTGCTGATTCTAATACAACTGTTTCTGGCTTAGGCGAAACCTTTAAGTATGTTGCCCCCGTTGCTTCAAGTCTTGGTTTAAACTTTGAAGAAGTTGCTGCGGCTGCAGGTATTATGGGGGATGCTGGTATTGATGCAAGCCAAGCTGGAAATGTCTTACGGCGTGGATTAATTAACTTAGCAAACCCGACTTCTCAGCAAAAAGCTTTAATGGATGAATTAGGTCTTTCCTTCTTTGACGCAAATGGTCAAATGAAACCGATGAAAGAAATTGTGGGAGAGCTAGAAACTGGCCTAGCTGGCATGTCGGACGAACAGAAAACAGCTGCTTTAGCAACTTTATTCGGAGCGCAAGCTGTTACTGGTTGGACCGCATTGGTAAATGCTGGTTCTGATGCTTTAGGTGAATTTCAAAATGAACTTGAAAATTCTACTGGATTCGCGGAGGAATTTGCTCGTCAAGTAGAAGATAATCTAGCGGGGTCTTTTAGAGAGTTTAAATCATCCTTGGGTGAAGTTGCTCTAACCATATTTGATTTAATCAAAGGATCTTTAAGAAGTTTAATTGATAGTGCAACAGAAGCACTAGATGCTTTTCTTGACCTTGACGAAGGAACTCAAAAAAACATTGTCAAAATGGCCGGTTTAGCGGCTGCTATTGGGCCAGTTCTTTGGCTATTAGGGAAGCTTTTAATTGTTCTTCCACACTTATCCGCCGGCTTTGGCATCGTTAAAGGCGGAGTGATGAAATTAGCCGGAGCCTTTCAAGCCGGTGGCGTAATGAGTGGCTTGCTTACTAAAGCACTGGGGCTATTAAAAGCGGCATTCGCTTTCTTAACTAGTCCAGTTGGCATTGCTGTTGCTGCTATTGCTGTTTTTATTGGTGTCTTGATCTATCTTTACCATACAAATGAAACAGTAAGAGACTTTATTGATACTGCTTGGAACGCCATTAAAGACACTATCGGCAATGCAATTGAAGCAATTAGTAGTTTTATCCGCGATATTTGGGGAGCTGTTTCCGATTGGTACATGGAAAACCAGGAAACCATTCGCCAAGTAACTGAAACAGTGTGGAACGCTATTAAAGCAGTGTTCGAAGCGGTATGGACAGCTATTACCGCTATTTTCCAAGCCGCTTTAGCTGTTATTGTCCCGCTAGTTAAAGGCGCTTGGGAAGTTCTCAAGACTATCACTAGCGTTGTTTGGTCCAAGATCAAAGGAATTATTGAAATTGCCTTAACACTTGTCCTCGGTATCATTACCACTATTATGCACATTATCAATGGCGATTGGGAAGCGGCTTGGGAAACCATCAAAGAAACAGCCAAACGGATTTGGGAAATCATTAGAGAAAAAGCTAATGAAATCTTTGAAAAAATAGCTGATTTGATTAGTCGCGCTTGGGAATTTGTCAAAGAAAAAACATCTGAAATATGGAACGGCATTAAAGAATGGTTGTCCGAGAAATGGGAAAGCCTGAAGACCAAAGTTATCGAGGTCTTTACAGCTATCAAGGATAAAATAAATGAAGCGTGGACCAAGGTAAAAGAGAAGACATCTGAAATTTGGACTAACATTACTGAATGGCTATCTGATAAATGGAATAGCATAAAAACTAAAGTCCAGGAAATCTTTACAGCAATTAAAGAAAAAATTGTAGAAGTTTGGACTAATGTTAAAACAAAAACCAACGAGATTTGGACCAACATTAAAAACTGGTTGTCCGAAAAATGGGAAAGTATCAAGGCAAAAGTAACAGAAGTCTTTACTGCTATAAAAGATAAGATTAGCGAGATATGGACTAACGTTAAAGAGAAGACTTCAGAAGTCTGGAATAACATTAAAGATACCTTATCTAGCTTATGGGATAGCTTAAAATCAAAAGTCAGCGATGTTTTCACTGCTATGAAAGAAAAGATTGTCGAAATTTGGAATAATGTCAAATCCAAAACATCTGAAATTTGGACCAGCATTCAAAACTGGCTTTCGGATAAATGGGAAAGTATCAAAAATAAAGTATCAGACGTTTTCAACGCAATCAAAGAGAAAATTACAGAGATCTGGAATAACGTTAAAAGCAAAACATCTGAAGTTTGGAACAGTATTAAAAGCACCATTACTCAACTTGTTAATGCTATCAAGTCAACTATAACAAGTGTGTTTAATGCTATAAAATCTGTTATTACCAACATTTGGAATAATATTAAATCTATTACCTCACAAGTTTGGAATAATATTAAATCAACGATTAACCAGATTGTGAATAGTATTAAATCAACGATTACCCAAGTATTCAATTCCATTAAATCGACTGTTACAACGATTTGGAATAATATCAAATCCATCACTTCACAGGTCTGGAATAGCATTAAATCTACCATCACCTCTATCCTCAATCAGATTAAAAATACCTTTAGCAATATCTTCAACAGTTTCAAAGGGATTGTATCGAGAACCTTTAACCAAGTTAAATCAGCGGTATCAAACGGCATGCAAAACGCGCTTAGCGCCGTAAAAAGTTTCTTCGGCAGTTTTAAAGATGCTGGGAAAAATATTATTAAAAGTATAGCTGATGGTATTAAAGGCGCTGCTGGTTTAGTTGTCGATGGTATTAAAGGTGTCTTGAATAAAGCTCGTGATTTGCTCCCGTTCTCCCCTCCTAAAGACAAATCAAGTCCACTAGTGGGAATTGAGAAAAATGGTATTATCAGACAAATCACCAAAGGGATTACTCGTGATGAAGACAAACTAGCTTCCGCAACGTCTAGTGCATTAGATCGTGCGCAGGGCATAATAAACCACCGTCAATTAAACGCTGACCTAGGCTTACGCAACGCTGTGGACAATGCAAATGCTCAAGTTAATAGCCACATCAATCATGAGTTTTCAAACATTGAGTTAGACAAACAGCCTATGCAAGTGAACTTATCGATTGGTGGGCAGAACTTCACAGCTTTTGTCGACAATATTTCTCAAGAACAAGGACGTCAAACCGACCTGGAATTACAATTTTAAAGGAGGCCTAGCATGGACTACACCAGTTTAACCGATCGTTCAACTCAACCAGCGGGCCTATCTTCTGTAGCGCTTAGCCTCAACGGCCAAACCTTAGACCAAGTGATTGAAGGCTATCGAACTTTAAAAGTAAGCGGACGGGAAACGCTCAGTCAAGAGGTTCAGCCTGAAGAGGTTCCAACTGGTACGCTGGTGCTGAACAGCCGCTTACCAGCACGAGAAATAACGGTGACCTACAATTTAAAAGCTGACGATGGAGCCACTCTCCAGCAACGCTTTAAAAAACTAAGAAAGCACTTATCAGGCCGTTTAGTCATCAGCTTCCGCGATGAACCGAAGACATACTACCTTGGTCTGCTAAGCGAAATGGAAGCCCCGCCTGATCATACGAATGATAAAGTGGGAACATTTGTTTTATATTGTCCTGATCCTTACAAGTTTGGCCCAGTTCAAACCACCGACGGAGAAGTTACCATTGATACTTTTTATCCAACCCCGCCTGAACAAATCAAAGTTTCCGTGGCGAACACAACAAATAAATTAGAAGTAACCGATGGCAACTATACTATTACCGCCACAGGAACTTTTAACGGTGGCAATGATGCTATTTTTCGCTTTGATCGTGAGGCTATGACACTGACGGTAGCTGGCGAAGAAGCAACCTATATGATCGATTTAAATAGCGACTTTGAAAATTTTCAACTCACGCAAGGAAACACTGTTCGATGTCCACAAGGATCAGTTGAATTAAAAGTTAGAGAAAGGTGGCTATAAAGTATGGCAATTTACTTCTTTGATCACAATCAAGACTTGCTAAAAATTGTGCCAGATACAGCCACCTTTTCAGCCATTCAAACGCAAGAATTGCCGGATGATGGTGGCCTTTTAAAAGACACCCTAGAAGTTACGGTGCAAGGCAATAAACAACTCACAAACGCCCAATACATGGCCGTGAAGTCTTACCGCGGAAATGAACAGTCTTTTGATATGTATCAAATCGTCAGTGAAACAACCCCAGATTACACAATGAAATTTGTTGGGATTCAGCTGGCAGTGTATGAACTAGAAGGCCAAATCATCAAGGACTATCGTCCACGTGGAAGAAGTTTGAAAGAGGTGCTAGGCAACCTTCTCAAGAACACTGATTGGCAAGCTGGCTATGTAGATGATGGTTTACCAAGCGTTACTACACAGTTTTACTACACCAGTGTTAAGGAAGCCTTAAAGCATGTGCAAAATCTGACCGGCGTGGAGTTTGTGTTTAAAGTTGAAATATCCGGCCAATCCATCACGGACAAGTGGGTTGAGGCTTATCAAGAAATGGGGCAGAAAACTCAAAAACGCTACTCGTACGGGTCCAACGCCTTAACAGTAGTCCGAGAAACCCAACGCGATGAAATCTATACCGCTTTGATTGGACGCGGCAAAGGTGAACAGACATCAAGCGGGGAAGATAATGACGGTGGGCAAGCTGGCTATGGCCGTAAACTAACGTTTGCCGGTGTCGAATGGTCCACCGCAAACGGAGACCCGCTAGACAAACCAAGAGGCCAAATTTACTTAGAAGACCCAACCGCAACCGATCGATTTGGCATCCCGTATATCGAAGGAAGTAAAGCGCCCCGTATTGGGATCGTCGGTTTTGACGACGAGGAAGACCCTGAGCGCTTATTAGAACTCACTTACGAGCAACTAAAAGTGCAATCCCGTCCGAAAGTTCTCTTTAAAGCCACCGTGGCGAACATTGGCGCGACTGGTATTGGGGACACCGTTACCATCCACCGCCATGACTTAGATATTCACTATCAAACACGTGTTCGGAAAGTTGTGCGAGATAAATTAAACGATAATAAAACTCAAGTTGAGTTGGGGGACGTAGTTTATACTCCAAGTACAAAACGACAAGCCAATATTCGCAACATCGAACGAAACGTGTCCGACATTCAAGAAAGTCAAGCTAATCTATCCTATACCCTTCTATCAGCTGATGGCTTCAATAGCATTACTTATGGCAACGTTGAGCCTGAACGCAAGCGAACCGGGGACTTATGGTACCGTGATCACCCTTCTATACCAGGGGAAACTCAACTGCTGATATGGAATGGAGAAGCTTGGGAACTGCTGATTGATGAAGCCGCGATTAACCAAGGGCTAAAAGAAGCAGAACAAAAACTTCAAGCCTTTGAATACAAGTGGTCGCAACTTCAAAAGCGGAATGAAGAAGAATTAGACAATTTTGAAGACTACTTGGCAGGCATTCGGGAAGATATTGATGATCTTGCTGAAAGCGGCATTGACACCGACAAAATAGACAAGGCCATTCGCCAAGCTGGCTTCAATCAACGCCAAATTAATATTATTGAAAAAGAACTAGCGGAAACGTCAGACAGCGCAGAATTGGCGCTTGACATGATTGGAAGCGATGGTATTACTCGATACAGCCGAAACCGCGTGGAAGGCGACACCAGCGGCAGAATCGAGTTCCGTGGCGATCCAATCGAGGTTTATCACAATGGCCCAGGTTTTAAAGCCGGTCAGCTGTATACCATTAGTTTTGACGCCTATTGTGAGCCAATGGATAAAAACACTGTTGTCTTTAACTTGAACGCACCAGATTAGGGAGGCCGTGATGAAGCTTGAAAGAAGTCACCATTAAAATGATACCAACGCAAGACGAATTTCCCGAAGTGACGGACACCACGACAACGACCCCGCATAAGCTAGAAGTTTATCCAGACTATTACCAAACCGAAATTAGGAGCGATTGGTATCAAACGGAAAGGTTACCCGTCAAAGCCTTAGAGGAAATTAACCGCGTGGATGTCAGCTTAGCTTATCGAGAAATATTAGAAGATGATCCAAATAGTGACCGACTCTTTCAATTCTCAACTGATCCAGACCTTATATGGAAGGGGGAAATTTAGATGGTTGAAACGCTAAAAGGACGTGTCAAGCAAGTCACCAAAACCGAAGAAGAATGGTTGGCGAGTGATATTGTCTTACTGGAAGGCGAAATTGGCGTTGCCAGTGACACGCAAGTTATCAAGGTTGGCGATGGTCAGAAGAAATGGAAAGACCTGAAAAGCCATCAAGGGAAGCGAGGGCCGAAAGGCAAGCCGTTTGAGTATGAGGACTTTACACCCGCACAGCTAGCCGCCTTAAAAGGCCCGAAAGGTGACAAAGGCGAAAAGGGTGAACAAGGGGACTCCATTCAATGGGTCCGCCTTGACGACGAAGACCTCCACGTGAAGCTAGAAGGCCAGACTGAACAGAATTTAGGTCGTGTTAAAGGCGAACCGTTTACGTATGAAGATTTTACACCAGCCCAACTGGCTCAACTCCAAGGGCCTGAAGGGGATCGCGGGCCGAAAGGTGAGCGTGGTCCAAGAGGCCCCAAAGGCGAACCCTTTGAATATGACGACCTGACCGAAGAACAAAAAGTTGAAATTTCCAATGCTGGTATAGACCTATCCGAATATGTCAAAGAAGAAGACTTGGACGATTTTGCCACACAATCAGCTTTAGTGGAAGGATTCGCTAGCCTGGATAGTAAGCTTGACGACAAGGCTGATAAAGATCACAATCACAGCCTTTATGACGTGATAGGGTTGCCCAACCAGTTGGATAGTAAAGCTAGTAAGTCCGACTTGGCCAACATTGACATTGGGGCTAGCGCCAGTGACCTAGCACGATTAGAAGCGAAAGTGGATACAAAAGCAACCAAAGCAAGAGCCAATGATGATGGCGAAATTCAGTACTATAATTCAGAAGATTACATCTGGCAAACCGATGATTCGAGCGAACAAGTGGCGCTCAAAGACCACACGCACCCGATTTCAGATATCACCGGCTTACAAACTAGCTTAGACAATAAGGCTAACGTGGACGATATTGACGATTTAGGTATTGATTTAACCAGTTACGCCACAAAATCTGACTTGGCCGGCAAATCTGATAAAGGACACAGCCACAGCCTAAGTGATGTGGTTGGCTTAGAAAATGAATTAGACAAAAAAGTGAACGTCGTTCGTGTTGCAGACGATGGGCGAGTCATTTACCGGAGAAGCGATGAACCCGATGATGATTGGAACTTTTGGAACCATGAAAACAAGGTTGCTTTGAAAGACCACACACATGACATTAGCGATGTGAATGGTTTGACAGTTGAAATAGCGGACAAAGTCGACAGTGTCAAAGTTGATAGCGGCGGTGCGGTTCTCTATCACAGAGCAGGATCATGGTTTGGCAATCCAGATGGGAGTTTAGTTGCTCTTAAAGACCACACGCACAGTATTGCTGACATTTCGGGTTTACAAAACAAAATTGCTGAATTAGAACAAAAAATTAAAGCTTTAGAAAGTAACTCAGGCCAAACACCTCCGCCAGAACCTGCACCAACTGAACCCCATACGGCTGACTATACTACAACGATCCGATCTGAAACGCTCCCGTTAGGCAAAGTAATCTATTTAAATGACCCAGTTAAAGAGCCTAAAGATCAGATTGCCTCAATTGAAATCAATGGCGTATTTATTGACGGTAGTGAAATTGAAGAAATTAGAAACGATGGACGGGACATCGCATTTAAGCAACAGATTGGAACTCTAGGGCTACAGCAAACCAATATAGGTGATGAAGTTATCATCTACCTCAAAGATTAGAAAGGAGGCCACAAGGTGGAGGTTATCGTTGGTAACCAATCTGTTCCTGTTCGAGAAGGGCCAGATGGACGACTCCAAGCGACTTTTCGAGCCACGGAAGAGACGAATCGGGTCATCATCCCCAGTGACTGCATTGGCGCCCTTCACGTGGATGACATCCAGCTAGAAGAAGGCCTTAGAGCCACCCCCTACACAGAGCCGAAAGTGTTTGAAAATGATATTTCCGGTATCTTTAAAGACTTGCGAGATTTGAATTTAAAAATTGACGATACCGAGAATGGCTTACAAACACAAATTAAAATCAATCAATCTGGCTTAGAGCAACAGATTGAGGACACGCAAAAAGGTTTGACTAGTCGACTGATTGCCACGGCCGATATTTGGCAAAACCAATTGGAAGATACAGAACAGAACTTGCGTTCGGCTATGCAACAGACATCTGATAGCTTAATCACCCTCATCGAAGACACCGACGAAGAAAACTTTAGTCAAACCGTCCAACTGGTCAACGGTCTTCAGTCAACAGTCGAAGGGCAGTTGAGAAGCCAACAAACTCAGCTAGAGGGGCTTATTGCTTCCACCGTGGAGAGTGCCACCGGGGCTAACTCACTCATTTGGCAAACATTGGATAGCCACGGCGCTCAAATCACTAGCGCGCAAGGCGATATTAATAGTATAGAACAGCGCGCTGACTCGGCTCACTCCCGCATTTCAGACGTGGAAGGCAATCAATCGCAAATCACGCAAACCGTCGATGCTTTGGATAGTCGGATTAGCAACGTCAACGGCGATGTGTCCCGCTTAACCCAAACCGTTAACGGCTTAAGTTACGATGTCCACAACGCGAACGGAACCCTTAAAACTGAAATCCGAAACCTCGCTGGCCAAATTCAATCGAAAGTTAGTCGGGGTGAAATGGACTCTATCATCCGCAGTTCAGGCGATAGCATTTGGCTCGCAGTCGGCGATCGCGTGGAAAATGCGGCGCAAAACAGCAAGATGAACGGGGAAGACATTGTATCAGAAATTAACCTCTCCCCAAGTGGCGTTCGAATTAGCGGCGAAAACCTCCACGTGTCAGCTCAAACGGTTATTGAGGGTGGCATCATCACAAATGAAATGCTGGCCAACAATATTAGCGCTAATAAATTGACGTCTGGTGAAATTAACGCCAATCAAGTTAGAATTATCAACCTTGATGTCAATAGCTTGACCGGTGACAAGGGACGGTTCGTTCAACTCGGTATTCAAGGCTTGAACCGGAACATTGACTTAAATGGGCAAGGTCTTCACATTTACCGTAACGACGGATCACGGTCTAACCTTTTGTCTGAAAGAGGTATTGAGTTTTGGCGTGATGGTAACGATCACGGCCAAATGAGTACTTTACAATCAATCGATAATAACGGTATTTTTCAAGGGAAATATTCCGTTTCTTTGGCAGCTGAACATACAGCTTATGTTAGTTTAGCTTTTAGTCCACAAGGAAGCGACCAATTCTACCGAGCGCTAGGGGTAGATGGTCAAACAGGTCGTATTATAATGGATAATTTGTATCCCAATTCTGGCGATGAAATGGGATTTAAATTTACTCATACTTTGTCTGATGGTAGAAGAGGACCCACTATTAAAAATAGTTTATCTAACAACAATGACGGGCTTATGCTCACTGATCAAGGAGAAGTTGAGATCTTAGGGGACACCTTGTTATTCAAAACATGGCGCACTAGATCTTCTATAGACGGACAAAGAGGATTGGAACTCGTTGAAGGGGATGTAAGCGGATATAAAGGTTTATTTTTATGGCTTAATAACGCTAACCAAGCAGGTATATTCTTTGCTGATAATGGCTATGTCTTTGTTCGAAATACACAAGGATCATTTAATAGAGTGACTCCAGGCTTCAATTAAGGATGGTTAAAAGTGGAATTAAGAAAAATAGTTGATGTTAATAATTGCTTGAATAAATTGCTAGAGAAAAAGCTGAACCCACAAGTATCGTTCAAAATTATTCGAGCAAAGAAAGACTTAGAACCGTATGTACAAAGCGCGGTTGAATCCCTTCAGAAATATGCTAATGAAATCGATGACCAACCGCAGCAAACTCAAAAACAATTGATCAGCCAGGAAGAAAGTAAAATATTGGACGAAAAGGTAGACTATAGCTTTAAAAAACAATTAGTCCTGGATGACTTACCCGACATTGAAGGCTATGTCATCGAAGGAATTTTACCACTAGTGAAGGAGGAAACTCTCAATGAGTAATTTACAATATGCAAATCCAAACCACAGTCAAGAAGCCCAATTATATATTGACGGACGTCAGATAGCCCGCTTTTCAGCTAGCGTTAATGGAACTAACTTACCGACTTATAACGCTTGGCTAACGCCTGATGTAACCGAAGAAGATTATCAAAAATACCACGAAGAAATTCACGAAGCTTATGTGGAATTTGTCCAACGTCAAGGCGAAAATGAAAGTAAACTGATCGATCGAATTCAAGCCGGAAAATCAAAAGATGCAAAAAGCAATAATAAAGTAAACACAAATTATAAAACTTACTCTCAACCTAGAGGCGAAATTTTCCACGGTGTGGAATTTGGTAAAGATGACACCCCTTCAAAAGAACCTGACCGCCAAGACAAGACTGAAGAAGATGACTAATTCATTTCTGGAGGGAGACATTTGGAAATCGATATCGTGAGCATCGGCACCATTGCTGGCGCAGTTATTGCGATTGTGTCACTCGCAAAATTAGTTGTCGAACCCTTCCGTACAACAATGCGACGAAATGATGAAACCATGTGGACGTTAAAGAAGAGTATTGATGGTTTAGCGAGAGATATGCAAGAAAGTCGAAAAGAAACGGAAAACATGAAAAAAATCATTGACAATCATGAAGTTCGCATTGGCCGGAATGAAGACAATATTATTCGGCATGGTGAACGAATCGAAAAAAACAAAAACAAATTGGAAAATTGAAAGGAGGTGAAACGGTGCGATTAAGTGACCGAACCTATAAAATCCTGAAGTGGCTGATAGCGATCGTGCTACCAGCTTTTATTACGTTTTTAGGCGTTGTATTTGAAGCTGTTGGTATTGCCTATGGAGGAACCATATTAACAATTCTTGCAGCCTTTCAAACTTTCTTAGGCACCATCTTCAAGACTGGCGAGTATCGATACGACAAAGATAAGCAAGAAGAGCGAAAGGAAGATGTTGAATGGTAACCATTAGACAGGACCTTATTCCAAATAAAATTGCGAACAAAGTCATTTTAGGCACCAATAACCGTTGCGAATACATTACGATTCATGAAACAGCGAACACCAGCAACGGGGCTAACGCTGCGATGCATGCTAAATTGCAACGGAACGGGAACAACCGTAGCGCCTCTTGGCATTACCAAGTAGATGACAAAGAAGCCGTTCAATCCTTGCTGGATACAACTTCTGGCATGCATGCTGGAGACGGCGGCAATGGAACAGGAAACCTCCACAGTATTGGTGTGGAAACTTGCGTGAACGCAGATGGAAATTTTGAGAAAACCATTCAAAATTTGGTGGAATTAGTCCAAGAACTCCAAAAGCGGCATAATATTCCAAATGACAAAGTAGTTCAACACAATCATTGGTCTGGAAAAGATTGCCCACGTTTCTTGCGAAATGGTAACAAAGGAATTACTTGGCAGGACTTTAAAAATCGTTTAGCAGGCAAGTCAAGTGGATCCACCACTGTGGAAGAAGACGAGTCGACTGAAGAAAAAGTTTACCGAGTTCAAACTGGTGCTTTTAGAGATAAGAAAAATGCTGAAAAAGAATTGAAAAAAGCCAAAGAAAAATTGGGCGATGCATTCATTACGGAAGGCACTCAAGAAAAAACATCTGGCTTCCCTAAAGAAGTAGCCGGCGCGAAGCTGGTGAAGGAAGAAAATGCGTATTTCAAATCGAACGAAAAGATTAAAGTCAGAAACAAACCTTCTACAAGCGCCAAGCACACCGGCACCCTTCCTAAAGGCGAAAGCATCCACTATTTCGCCGTGTATGAAGGCAACGGATACAAATGGCTCAGATACCACACCGAGAACGGTGTACGCTACTTGCCTTACCGAGAAAGTGGTAAAGGAAACAAAGCGTGGGGAACCTTCCACGACGAACGACCATAAGAATAGGACCAAGGGCAGGGCTTACGAGCCTTGCCTATTTACATAGAAAAGGGGCGGTGTGATCCGCCCGCTTTACTTTAGCAAAAATAGTTTCGTGCTTAAGATTGTTCTTTTTTCTCAATTTTTTCAGCGTATTCCGTAAGAACGCTAGCCACCCTAAAGGTTAAATTTTCTATCTTACGTTCGCCGCTCACAACTCTAGACAAGATGGATTGATTAACGCCTGTTTCTTTTGAAATGTGATATTGACTGTTCTGTTCTAATAGTTTTTTGATCTTTTCAGAGTCAGCATGCATTTTATCTAGTCCTTATCTATATTGTGGTAAAAAAGCATCGTAATCAAAAAGCATATTAGTGTAAATATGAATGCATTCATGTCATCCCTCCTGCTATAATATATTATATCACTTATGGCATATAAATTCAATCGAAAATAATTCTAAAGCATAGGTTTTTTAACCTATGCTTATGTTAATATCGTTATAAAAATACATTTATGCACTCTTTATGCACTGCCTATAGTGTACCCCTTGTAAAGCCTGATATGACAACATTCTTCAAGCTAATTTAAATCTTATACGGTGCGCTAAAAAACCAGGAGGACTAATCATTAGTCCTCCTGGTTTTTCTTTTGGATAGCTTTGGGATGGGGCAAGTTAGACCGTGTTAAGAGACCCAGGTCTCTTCTGCACTATCTATAGCAATGTTAGAGTCCTCTACATTTTCAACTTGAGCCGTTTCTTCCCCTGAAAAGAGCTTTTCAACGGCTTCGGGGTTGGTAAAGTATACTGCAAGAAGGGCAAATAGGATGATGGCTAGGATGATAAGGACCCATTTTAGACATCCACCCTTCTTTTCCTTTACAACAAGTGTATTCCCGTCTTCATCATGGTATTCTTTGGTCATGGTCTTTCCTCCTAGTGTTTTAATGTTACTTAAAATAGATATCTACAATAGTTGTTTCTGTAAAAATTATACAAAATGAACCTAATTATGTAAATATTCGTTTTATACCATTCATTTATATGCATGCTTGCAATTTTTTTCTTGCTTGGATGGCATGAATTATTAACTTGTCAAACAAAAAATGAAAAAATATATCTTTAAAATGAGCCTTCCCCTTGACATTTAATGGTTTTATCTATATATTGTTATCAAAGCTAAATCAAAGAACTTTAAGAGAAGAGTAGTTTGTGGCATTGTTAGCAGAGATTCCCGTTTGGTGAGAAGGGAAAGCAGTAAAACAAATGAAGATGAGCTCTGGTAATCTAGTCGGTTCACGCTGGCTAGACGGCTGCGACCGTTATCTGGCTAGGCTTATAATTCCTTAGGGGGTTATGTGCTGAAGAGGCGGTTGGCTTAATCGTAACCGTGAAGTAGGGTGGTACCACGAAAGATACTCGTCCCTTTGTTGACTACTAGTAGTCAGCAAAGGGATGGGTATTTTTTTATACCCAGAATGATAATAGGGGGGATGAATGATTATGACAAGTTTACAGCAATTATTAGGGCAACTAAAAGACCTGAAGTGGGTCAACCTGAGTCATCCGGTTGATTCGACTATCCCACATTTTTCAGCTTTTAGTCCGATAGAAGTGACAACCCTTGCCACCATCGATGAAGATGGTTTTTGGGGCCAACAAGTCGAAATTGGGACTCAATACGGGACCCACGTGGATGCACCCAACCATTTCGCTAAAGGGACGCGTGAATTAGCTGCTTTAAGCTTAAAAGAACGTACCCTGCCACTCTATGTGATTCACAAGGAGGAAGCCGTCCGAGAAAATCCCGATTACACACTCGGGGTTGAGGATATCAAGGATTTTGAAAAAGTACACGGCAAGATCCCGGCCAAGTCTTTTGTCGCTTTGGCCACAGCCTGGTCAGATCGTTTTGACCAGCCGGAAAGCTTCTATAACCGTGATAGCGATGGGGTAGAGCACACACCGGGCTGGTCCATTGAGGCTTTACAATTCCTTCATGAGGAAAGAGATGTCACTGCCATCGGACATGAAACCTTAAACACAGACACTGGTCTTGCCGTTGCAGAAACTGGAGCCAATCCCGGGGAATTATATTGGCTCAAGCAAGATAAGTACCAAGTGGAAGTGATCAAGGGACTGGCTGACCTACCGGCTACAGGTGCCCTGATCCATATTGCTGTACCAAATATTGTTGGCTTGACTGGTTTTAATGCAGAAGTTTTTGCTATTTTGCCAGGTGAAGCTGACTAG